GCACCTTCGCTGGTTTTATACTGTTTTAACCTCAGTCTTCTCCCTACGTTGTTCGGTAGGGAGGGGCACCCTGATAACACATTAATGAGAAATCTTCGGCTGCAGCAATGTCATGAGTTACAAAAGACTGACCATCTACGACGGTCTGTGTTAGATCATTGACATGACTGGCCACGAATAAAAATCCTCTAGTGAGCAGGGGATCAACCATTTGGTTGGTAGCCGGGAAGGCATCTACATGAAATGCAATTCCGAAAAGATTGTTGGAATAAAAAGGAATTTCAAATTCAATTCCTCCATTGACGTTTGGAACAATGTCCGCAGATCCAATCAATCTTGACAACAACTGGCTACGATCGCCAGATTGGCGAGGAGTGAAAAATTCAGGGAGATTATTAGGAGCAAGAAGATGTACCTTGACTCTATCCATCTGAAAGGTTTGAAAACCTGAGGCGACTCCTACACGATGTTTCATTCCTCCTCTCAATCCCAAGTACGCGTGTCTCAAATATGCCAGCAAATTTGGCTGAGCAGCTCCGCCATCATAAGAAAAATAAGAAGGATAGGGGGGAGGATAAATGTCTTCTCCATACTCAATGTGACCAGAAGTAGATCCAAATTCAGTAACAATTAAACTGTCAGGGTCTTGATAACCACAAAATCTTTTTACTAGTCCACGAAATGAGACAGGAAATTCACCAAAGTGAAACTCACCAATGTGTTCCATAGAAGCACTAGACTTATTCAGCTCAACACACTTAGTTTCCTCTGGCAACAATCTACCCGACTCCACGTGTGGTGTAAACTCTCGATTCGACTCCGTATTTGGCCTTCGAATGGGCAATTTTAATCCGTCAATCTGATTGAAAACGATGTTCTCAGACATAACGTAAACATTCACTTGAATATCAGAAGAATTTGGAGATTGGAGAGTAGTAAGCGGAACAATTCCAATATAACCATTTGCAAAATCGAACAAAGAATTGGTCACGGAAGAAAGATCTCCTACATCACCCAATAGGGTGGTATTCATAACACGTGCCCATGCTCTACAGTGTGCCCAATTGACGCAAACGGTCATGTCCTGAGTTTCTTGAAGGTCAATGATGTACGTAAATTGCTTATTTAGATAATGAGTAGCATCAATTAAAGCAGCTTGTGCCACATTAGGCTCAAAATAAACCATCATCTTTCCTCTGTGAAAATTAGAAACTACAAACTCAAAACGAAAAGTAATATCTCCCCTCCAATAATCAAATGGAGTTGCTGCAAAAGCAAGAGAAGTTGGAGAGATGACATAGTGATCAGTGTCAAAAACTCGCTTTGAGATGAATGGGTTGACAGGACAGAGCCAAATAGACCCATCAGTAGGCTCATCAGTATGGAGCCATGAAAATGTGTCCAAAAGGGATTCTTGCCTGGCAACGTGAGCGATACTCATCTCATCCATTGTAGAAGAGACCATTCGGGGGTCACAAGTAACTGATTGCTTAGGATCAAGAGTAATTCGATGTCCCGTATCATAACCGATAACTTGAGCTCCATTTTGAAAACCATCGGGTCTCATCCGAGAAGGCTCATTAATCATTGTGGGATAAGACCAGCCTAACAAAGAAGCTACCCACGCAATTCCACCTGCAATAAAAGTCCCAGCTTCGGCAAATGGACCAATATCAGGAACCTTGGTTAGATGGGACAAAAATGCCCCTGCATTAGTAGCGAATCGCTCGAGTGGACCAGCTTCACGTTCGTCTCTTTTGGACTCAGTCGTAATTTGAATGAGTGTTCCAGTAGGAGCACCTAGAGTAACATCTTCGAGCCAAGCATAAACGACTAGTGCAGGTTTGGAAGGCGTAGCAGAAACACTCTGAATCTGATTAAGCGTGTGAATGTGCAGGTGAAGTAAATCAGTAGCATCATCAAAAGGAGTAGCAGCAGAAATCGAGGTTCCCGCTTGGTTGAACAAACGAATAACGGGTTGAGGTCCAATAATGGGAATCTTAAGCTCTAAAGGACGATTCTCCTTAATATCAAGAACTTTACTCCACTTGCCTTGTGCCAAATAGTTCAACAGGGCAAATCTAGGAGCAGTCACTCCATTGAGATACTGAAGATTATCATTCCATCCCTCAAGAGGTTGAGGGGAGACAAGTAATTTGCCGAAGTCAAAAGGAGTTCCTTCCGTAGTAATCCGTACACACATAGTAGCGCGGAGAAATGCCTGATTTCTCAATTTTGCTCGCACAGAGGGTTGCAGTAAATACAGAGTCCACAAATCCAGATTCAAATCAAAGTCAGTGCCTAGATCCAACTCAGACGAATGCAACCGAACTGGACGGCTAAAGAAATCGCCAATATCAAGCAAATTGATTTGGCCAATTTCTGGAACTAAGGGTACAACACTCTCCTTCACATCCGGCTCCTCTCCAGCGACGTCTGTGATATTCTCATGAACGACAGTAGTATCAGATCCTTCAGGTCCAATTCGCATTGTGATCATCTGTTCAGATTCCACTACAGGTTTTGGAATGAGACGCATAGAATTAGGAGGTTCAAAAAGACTAAAATCCATCAATTTCTTCTCAATCTGAAAAATACATCGATCACATTCGAATGAAGGAAGATCATTGATTGCTCTCTTTGCCCTGTTAATACACGTTCTAATTCTACGAACTTGAGCCGTGATTGTAGGATCTCCAAAGTTACTATCAATTCCGAAGACACGAAGAGCTTCTTCCTGAAGTGCATCAACGTATTTCTCTAAATCCTGCTTGTTCTTCTCACTTCTAGCAATCTCAACTTTTTCTTCATCAGCAACAGGGAGAGGGGACATCGTCTTATTTACATTTTTCCCTTTATATCGGGAACTTTGAGTAGACGCCTTGTATCGCATCCTCCTATTCGCTAGAGAAGATTTAAGTTTAGAGATTGACAATTCTAGAGACTCTTTTTTTGTCAGCAGTTTGTAATATTTATCACAATATTCTTTGGTTCGGCGATCACGTTGATACGCTTTCAATTGAACCACTTGGTTAAAAAAGAGTTCTGGATAAGGATTTTCAAGCCCATCTAGGGACAACTCGGTTTCCTTAAGGTCCATACTGAACCATGTTAGTTGTTTTAAAACTGAATTAATTTTGTCGTTTGGCCATTAAATAACTGAGCGATGCGACCAAACATGCTCAGTGGTGAAAGGATTCTTCTTTGTGAGCGCGAAGACCAATTTTGTAAAAGCACTTTCACTATTAAGTTCGTAGACGCAGGGCCTCCTAACAGGACACGACGAATCAGCATAATAGCATAAATTAAATAACAAATAAATATATACAGTTAAATTAAGTGTTGGGGTGGACCTCCTTAAGCGTCACGAAGACGCTCAAGGATTTCCTCATACTGGGGCAATACGAAGATTGCTCCTGGAAACGAGGAATTCAAAGTCCGCAGAAGAAACATGCGAAATTGCTGAAACCGATCATGATCTAAGTGCATGAAGGCCTCCCAAAGGGCCGAAATACATGTACTTTTCATTTGATCCTGAAGAGTTACACTATTGGAAGGGATGTAATATTGAAGCATCTTATAGATAGAATCCAAATGCAACTTGCCTACTATTCCTACACCTTCCTTCACAGAGAAATTCCTTTTCAAGAATGAACAATCCGCAACCTTCACAAAAGGAGTCAACACTGCTTCTTTACTGGACGAAGTGAATTCAAGTCCTAGAAAATTTGCAGCTGCTTCCGAAAAAACAACTCCATTAAAATGTTCTGCAACAATTGGAGAAACAGCACTAAGCACATCATCTCCATACGTTCTTGGCAAAACATGTTCAAAGAAGTTTAAATCTCTTGTAGCTGGATTACAGTTCCATACATATACTTGAATCAACAAGTTCCGCAAAGAATTATCTTCCGCTGTCGCATACTTCCCGGAGGGCTGAAGAGCTGGAACATTAATCATTTCCCCGGCAAAATCCACAAAAGGCAACAAAGCATCGGCCAAAAGACCCGCTGATAATTGTAATTGTAAAGGATTGTATCCGAGATGATGTAGCAGAGTGAGAACGATAGTATTCGCTCCTTGTCCAATTCCAAAAGGCATGCTCGTGTCAAATCCTCCATAATCCCCTTCCATTAAAAGAGCTTCCTCATCGTCCTTTCTTTCCTCTTCCCAGAACGAAGTCAAGGCACCAATGAATTTTCCACTCTCTCTCATCATGTCAATTCCGATAGCAGAATAAAATTTTTCACTAAACTGAATCATCAGTGTATAAAAGGGACCAAGCATCATTCTTTGAAAAATCAAATAAGCATACGGGGTTATGTAAAAAAACTCGAGTCTTTCCTCTCACAACTTTCTCAAAAGAACGGGGTTCATCTTTCAAACATCCAACGTATACAGGACCATACAATTCTCCACAAGAATAT